GTATGAGAAAAAATCTCATGCCAAGATGCAGGAGTTTTTGTTGCAGTGGCAACAACGTCACGATAAACGTTGTCTAAATTCAATGCTCAATATTAGGTTAAACAAGGAACCACTGGCAGACTTTGAGCCAGTAGAATGGGAGCCAAAATCATGGGATATGTAGCATTACTATTTGCATCTGCTTTGGGTGTATCTGCGGTTGCAGGTTATTTCTCTATTGTAGGTTTGATGGCAATTTTTCCTGCCGCCGCAATATCTATTCTTGCAATGGGTATAGTTCTTGAGATTGCCAAACTGGTCACTGCCTCATGGTTATATCAAAACTGGGAACGTGCTAATCTATTGATGAAGATATATTTTGTTCCTGCAGTGGTTATTCTATCTATTATTACGTCTATGGGTATTTTCGGATTCCTATCTAAGGCACATATTGACCAGGGAGTGGACAGTGGTGACGCAACAGCAAAAATTGAGAGGATTGACAATCGCATTAGGGCCAACGATCGTGAAATTGCAAGGTCGCAAAAGACGTTGGACGGGTTTGATGCAACGCTTGATAGATACACAGAGTTGGGATATGTTACTCGCGGCCTTGATGAAAGGCGAGAGCAAGCCCCGGAACGTGAAGCAATGCGTGATATCATCACGAAAGCAGAAAAAGAAAATGATACGTTATATGACGAAAGGTCGGAACTATCAGCCGAGGTCAGGGCGTTTGAAGTCGAGGTTGGTCCAATCAAGTATATCGCAGACCTCATTTACGAAGACGGCAGGGAGAACCTTGAGGAAGCGGTAAGGGCAGTAATTATTATGCTTGTGTTGGTGTTTGACCCACTTGCTATTCTGCTTGTTGTTGCGGCTAACATGCAACTCAACTATGCCACAGGTAGACGTATAGAGTTTATGTCACTTGATGATGTTGCAACAGAAACAGCCGAGGAACTTATTGAGCCTGAACCAGAAGAAGCACCTGCAGAACAAATAGAAGCAGTTGAAAAGGTTATGGAAGAAGATAAGGAATTGCTTGCAAAGATTGGTGATGGTGACACACTTAATCCTGCCGAAAGAAAACGTTTTACAGATTTAGAATGGTTGATTGATAAAAAGCGTAAAAAGTAAATGTTCGTAGAAAAATATCCTTTTACAGAGATAGGTGACTATCTTAATAATACAGTTGCACCTAAAATATTTCACCAACTTGATTATAATCTTGACACGAATAAAACTATATTGCACATGGCGATGTGGCCGTGTCATTTTGATACACAGGACTTCTTTACACAATTTACTGACGAACACATAAAATTACTACAGGATGGGCGGGCTATTCTGTATATAGAATTTATGAACGACCCTCACCAAAAACAAGAGCAGGTTGATACAATTAGAAAGTTATGTGAAAGAAGGAATATAGATTGTAATTTGATAATTATGCTTGTCAGTAATCCAAATTTGACAGACCCCGATATAAAATTTATCTGTGAGTATGACGCAGGCACACAACTAGGCGTTATGTTTGGTATGATGGGCTTTAGTTTTAGGTCAGAAATGTTTATAGGACATGAGGGTGAGAATAGTTTAAATAATTTACATAGACGTTTGGGTGCAGTGCGTCACCATGATATACTTCTTACTTCATATGAGGAACAACTACAACATAAGAAACAGTATGGGGCAAAGGATTTTATGCTCTTACAACGCTCTATACGCCCTCATAGGAACATCATATACAATAAACTTGTAGGGGCAGGGTTATGGGAAAACAATAATTGCTCTTACATACACAAAGGTATATTTTTACCAGATGAGGAAACAAAGCTAAGACAAATACAAGTGACCAGGGATTTTGAAAAAATATGGTATCATAGACCCTATGTATTAGATTCCTGGGTAGTTTGTGTTAGTGAATCTCATGATTATAGTCATTTCCCTTGGATATCTGAAAAATGGTATCAGGCGATGATTAACAGTATGCCTATGATATTTTTAGGACCTCAAAACTCTCTTGATTTATTTCGTGATTTTGGCTTCAAGACGTTTGACAAATACTTCAATGAATGTTACGATAAACAATCTTCTTTTGAGGATAGAATGAATGAGGTTGTTACGTTGTTGAGGAATATAGGAAGCATAGATGACAAATTGTCCTGGTATGAATCTATGAGAGATGTCATAGAGCACAATTACAATCATGCAATAGATTTTTATACACCCTCACCCAACAAATACTTAGATAACTTTGTAAAACTTTTTAATAACGCTCTTAGGAGTATTGGATAATGGAGTATAATATGCAAGATATTGTTGAAACTTTAAAAACTCAGGTTGTTGAAATTACATTTAACAAACTTGATGGCACCGAACGTGTGATGAATTGCACGTTGCAGGAGAATGTTGTTCCGGTAACAACAGGTAAATCTCGTGCTACAGATAAGAACCTAGTTGTGTTTGATGTTGACAAACAGGGCTGGCGGACCATTGTGGCGGACCGAATCACAAAAGTAACGGCTTGACTTTACGGACAAACTCCTATAATATATACAGTATTATAGAAGGAGTCCTTTATGGCACGACAACCAGAAAAATTTGAGCGGAAGAAAATCCGCAAACGGCGCAAACCTATGTCGCCGGAACAAAAAGCGGCGGCAGTAGAACGTCTGGCTAAGGCTAGAGCAAAACGTGCCGCCGCAAATCCCCCTACATATAAGAATGTCCATCCAGATGTAGTTGCTATACCTGATGATGGTCATTTGTCACTTGCAAAGGTTCGTAAGTGGATTAAACACAACCGAGAGCTTCTCAAGGAAGAACGTTCTAGTTTACGAGCAGGAGTAAAAGGCTCTGAGGCTAAAGTTAAAAGCCTCGAAGGCTATATCCGTAATATGGAAAAGTATTTACGAGACGGTGATTGGTGTGACGACTTTTGGGGTGAAGAACAACAGACTAAAACAAAATGGCGTTGCATGGCAATGGCGTATGATAAAGACGGCAATCCTAAAAGAACACAGGGTGTTTACTATGAGGATCTCGGATATCGTTGGGGCTTTGAACCCGAGGAGGAAGAGGCATGATTGTAGTTGATTTTAATCAGACAGCCATTAGTAATCTGATGGCAGAGCTTCGTGGTCGCACAGATATAGAAGTGAATGTGCCTTTATTGCGGCATATGATTATCAATGCTATACGAGGTTATCGTAACAGGTTCCATGAAGAATATGGTGAGATTGTTATTGCATGTGACAACCGACATTATTGGCGGCGTGATGTGTTTCCTCACTACAAAGCCTCACGCAAGAAAACACGAGAGTCCAGTGGTTATGATTGGTCTTCTATTTTCGATGCTCTACATATGATACGCAATGAGTTGGATGAGTATTTTCCTTATCCTTTTATTGATGTTGACGGTGCGGAGGCTGACGATATTATTGGCACACTTGCAGAATACAGTCAGACACAGACAACGCCAGGTAAACTATTTGACGAGGCAGAACCTTTTCTAATTATCTCTGGTGACCATGACTTCCAACAGTTACAAAAGTGGGAGAACGTAAAACAGTGGTCGCCTATTAAGAAGGCGTTTGTTAAGATTACTGAACCTGCACATGCAGTCCTCATGGAGCATATTATCTCAGGTGATAAGGGTGATGGTGTTCCTAATATTCTTAGTCCAGGTGACACATTTGTAGAAGGCAAGCGTCAACGTCCTATTCGTAAGACTGTATTGGCTGAATGGAAGTTACAGAAGCCTGAGGAATGGGTGTCAAGTGATATGGCAGCACGTTACAATCGTAACAAACAATTGGTTGACCTGTCAATGACTCCAACCGAAATTAAAGAAGGTGTCATAGAGTCATATGAGAAACAACTAAATAAAGATAGAAGCCAACTTCTAAATTACTTTATAAAGTATCGTTTGAAAAACATGATGGACGTATTGGAGGATTTTTAATGTCAGATACTAATGGTGTGTTCGGTGAATTTACACAAGAAAAAGCCGATAAATATTCCCGTGAAGAATATTCTGTTTATGAATGGGTAGGTAAACATCTTCACAAAAAAACATATACCCGCAAATATTTTCCTGGTTCCGTTAATGGATACTCGGATTCTTTTGTCAGTGAGAAACTATAATGGCTAGAAAATTTAGACAATTTAATGATGCTCTTGACTGGGTATTTGAGGAAACCAAAAAAGACGAGCAAATTGCACGGCTGAAAGAAGTCGCATCAGCCAACCAAACAGTTGTTCCTTTGGTGCGTATTGGTGTCGGTGCTGAAAAAGTTGAGTGGGGTCTGCCTGAGGGTATGCCTGAAACAGCTAAATTGCAAGAGGATTTACCTGAAGGTATGGGTGAAACAACAATACAAATAGAATGGCGCCGTATCAAAACTTTCCTGGATCCTAATAGTAATCTACGCAATTTGCCGCCGTGGAAACAGGAAATGAATTGGATGCAGATCCTAGAAGGACTACATCCTACAGAGGCTAAAATTCTTACCGCAGTTAAAGATGGTGTGTTGCTTAAAATGTATCCTAAACTTGAGAAACTTTTAACGGATCTTGGTATTACAGAATACAATAAGCCGCCTGAAAAGAAAACACGCAAGCCACGTAAGAAGAAAACAGCCTAGTCAGGACGATACGGATCGTAGTTACGACCCCATTGCCAGCCCTCAGGTAGTGCGTCAGTTGCAGGGACTAGATGTTTTGTGCCGTTGGGCTCTACACACCAGCGCCTTGTGGGTCGATTAAGAGCAGACTCCTTAATCTTTTGTATTGACTCTGTTCTGTGTTTACGCCCATACATTGGGTTGAACTCACCTCGTCTAGTGCCTGTCATTGTTTTGGACACTTTATCACGAAACTCTTGAGAGCGTCCATTTATTACAGCAGGGTGATTATCACCTAGTTTTGCTTGTCGGATACGTTCTCGACCTTCAGGTGTATGCCAAGCGGTTCGATCACGGCAACGGTCAACAATAGGTAGATTCTGTTTGTTTTGTGTTACAACATAATCTCGGATTAACTCTACCTGAGTCTTTTGGATAAGCATCTCCCGTGGCTTAGGCACATCCTGCAATGTATTCTCATCTACAATCCAGAACTCTTTAGGTGTTTTAAAAAGAAAAAATTTATTCGCTCGTGCCATTAATAAACTTGTTGCGATATTCTGCAACACCTACATGCCAAGGAACCCAGCGGTCATAATGTTTGCCGCCTTCTTTTACATACTTGCCTTTGCGTTTCGCGACCTGTTTATCCAGTGCTGTTTGAAGAATCGATCTTTCTCTAC